TTCACCACCTAAATTAAATGGTAAAAGTCTCATCAATCCTTTTTTAGGTCTATTTTTCTTTTCTTCTTTTATTTTTTCATTTATTTTTTGTCTCTTTTCAAATGATTCTTTAGACTCAAAAAGGCCTCCTCTTTTATCAAGATCAAACATATTAGCAGTGAAGAAATCTACTATACCTGTGGCAACTTGACCCGCTCCATATGGTTTTCCACCCTTTCTGTCAAAATCAGTTACATTTTGAGTCAAAAAATCAATAACTCCACCAGCTGTTTCACTAAATGTTCTTCCTTTAGTTTCTTTTACACCTGCTACACCAAGACCTAAAAGACCAGAAACACTTAATCCAATGAGTCCAGTAAACATCTGCATAATATTTGGATCTTCAAGAGCTTTTTTAACTGTTTCTGCTGCTTGTTTTTTAAACTCACTGTCATCTGTTGTGCCAGCAGTGGACTCTAATGGTTTATCACCTATTCCTTGAAGTCGTTCTAATCTCTTTATCTTTTGTTCTTGATCTTCCTGAGAAAATAATTTATCTTTATCTTCATCTTTAATCGTAATATATTCCTTTATCTCTTTTACTTCTATGATAGTATCATTAAAACTTTTCGACAGAGCTTCAATTAATGATTTATTACTATTAATTATTCCTAAATTAGAATTAGTTTTTTTCAAAGCACGATTAGCCACCTTGTCAATTGTTTGAATTGACTCAAAGAAATTACTTATAGTAATTTTTTTTCTAGGTTGTTCTAATTCCTCTTCATCCATACTTTTGGACACCCTCTTTTTGTTGTCTCTTTAGATTTTCCTTTTCAATATAATCCTGTAAAAGAGCGATGTAAATGTCTCTCTCCCAAGGCATCATATTTTCGAGTTCCGTCAAGCTATATTTATGGTATTGCATGAGAGAGAAATTGATACGGTAATAGGATTCAAGATCCTCTCGTGCAATACTTAACCGAAAAAATCGGCCAGACCCTCCAAAACGACACTATTCTTTTCTTTTGTATTTGGATTTATAAATTCAATCGTGTGAGATAATTTAGGCATTGTTGCAAAAAAATTCTCAACTTTTTTATATTGTTTTGAATTTAGTTGTTCAATAAACTTAACTCTCTCATCTGGCGTATAATCTTTGGCCTCCCACGCATCTTCCTCTGTGTAAACTGTGTCCATACAATCAGCAACAACTTTCAAAGTTTTATCAACCATAATTTTTGGATCATCTTCTATATCAAAATTATTTTGAACGAATTGATTAAGTGATGGATATTTCATTCTCATGGTCATTTTATCATCAATAACAACGTCGGTTGTATGTCCTTTTGGTTTAATAACCTTAATCTCATCCACATATATTGTGATTGGAACTGTTGTCTTTCCATCATCAGCACAAGTGACTGTCATCTTAATATCTTCACCGATGGACTTTGCACGAATATTTAAAAACACATATTCAATATCAAACGTAGGAAGACTATCAACATCAACCCCTTTAGTCAAAATGCATTTTTTCAATACATCTGTTACAGCATTTGTAATATCATCTTGATTTTTTGATTCCAATGCTAAAATTAAAATTTTTTCCTCTTTGACAAGAAAAGGTCGATATTTAATTTTTTTATTAGATGATGGTAATTTCAACTCATATGTGGGAGTTTCAATTGTTGGTAATGGCATAATAATCTATTCAGTATTTTATATAGGAGGTTTAGAATTGAATTCCATTGAAATTGTAATCGTTATTAGGGTTGCCTGGGTAATCAATGGGCAGATGTTCATAACCAGTTAGTTGAGTATTTGTTATTTCTTTTGAGGTTTGAGAATTAAATTGTGGATTAGATGGTAAAAACTCACCGTTTATTGGAACTTGATGAGTATCATTGTAATCAAAATCTACAAAGAATCTATCATAGGCAAACTGCACACTACATTTTAACACATTTGAGTCACCATAGGCAACTCTCATTGAAGTTAAATTAGTGGGCCACACATTCACGAATTCATATGTGGTTAATTTAGATTGATATTCTGGTCTTCTAAATGGTGGTTTGGGTTCCTTAAAAGTATCTCTCTCAAATTTAGTAAGATGAATAATCTCCTTATAATCTTCTGGATAGTTAAATCTTGCAAAAGCATTTAGACTTCTTTTTTTTCCTCTATATATGGGATTGATGTATGTCATCCATTTTTCTAGAACCTCTAAAACCACCATATCAGCATCAAGATAAAATGTTAAGTTGAGAGGTGGAAAAGTTCTGAGATTTGGAAACTCTTCTTGAATGCCTTGATGATGACCTACAGCGAGACTTGTTTGAAAAGATGTGCCTGGGATTTCTGCTTCAGTGCATAGAATAGACATCTTTTCTGTAAAAGTTCTTCCTTGCGATCTCTTGCTGTCAGGAAGAGGTGTTGCACTACCAGAAAATTGACGAAAACCATCACTTCCTAACCACACGTTAGCTTTACCAAAAGAAAACGTGACTTGATAAAAAGTATCTAAAGACGGCCGTGCAACGGTGTCTCTGACATCCTTCATATTTGGTTTAAATATGTCAGATCTTCTTGGAAATATACTTTTACTTGCCACGATAAATAAATTTGTGTTGTTATTACTATATATGAGCTATAAAGGGATATATCGACCTTCTAATCCTAAAAAGTATAAAGGTGACTCTCAAAACATTATTTATAGATCTTTATGGGAAAGAAAATTTATGAATTACTGTGATCTGAATGAAAATATTCTTGAATGGGCATCTGAAGAATTTTGGATTCCCTATTTAGATCCAACAACAAATCGTGTTCGTAGATATTTCCCTGATTTTTTTATCAAATATAAGGACAAAGATAATAATATCCGTAGATCAGTGATTGAAGTGAAACCAATGAGAGAAACACTTGAACCAAAGTCAACAAAGGGTAAATCAAGAAAGACAATGATAAATGAATCAATAACTTACGTTAAGAATCAAGCAAAGTGGAAAGCAGCAAGAGAGTTTTGTGCAGATCGTAAATTAGAATTTAAAATCATGACTGAAAAAGAATTAGGAATCCGATGAGCATTCTTCAAAACATATTAGATAAAGTTAGTGGTCAAGTCAATGAGGATTATTTTCGTAGTCAACTAATTGAAGAACTTGGTTCAACAAATTTTAATGATGACTATGCTGATACTGGTGGATTTTCTCCTGGCGAACTATATTTTTTTACATATCAAGCACAAACAAAACAACCGTATTATGATCAATATCCATTATCATATGTGATTGAAATGACCACAGGTGGATTTTTAGGTTGTAATCTCCATTACGTCAAATTAACTCAAAGAGAAGAACTTGCAATAAGCTTACTAAATAACTCTGCTCAAGGTGCGATTGCAGTTCCTCGAAGAACTCTACATAAATACTTATACACTGGTGTCAGAGGTCAACCATATCGTATTCCTAACAGTGAGTGGTCGGATGTAGCACAATTACCGACTGAAAAATTTATTGATATGAGAGGAATGCCCGTTCCAAGAAACAGAATTTACAACACAAACTAATGTCAGCTAAAAAAAGTAAGCCATATGAAATAGGAGGATCAAAATATTCTTTTAATTTTGTCGATGGTAAACTAGTGGGCATACAAAAAGCAAATGGTGAAGGTGATTTTGATGGTAATTACTTAAATCCAAATACAAGTGAATTTAGTGAAATTGTTACAGATCCTACAACTGGTAAAAGCACTACGGAAGCTTTGGATGCATATAACACTGCAAAATATGGGTCAAATAAAAACGGATATGAAGATACAGTAACTCAAGCAACATCTTCTGAACTTAATAAATTTCATAATGATTTCAAGAAAAAATCAGATAATCAACAATCGATAGCTCCCCCTCTTCCAAAAAATCCAGTTTATGCTGATTCGGGATTGAGATATGAAGGTGGTTCTAATTATAAGAGAAAAAATACGACTGGCAAACCATTGTATGCATATCCTTTTGACATAGATCCATTTCAAGATCACTTAAAAATACAACAATGGCAATACGTCAGACGAAATGTAAATGCAAGTGGTGCTAGCACTGGCCCATCTCAGACAACAAACATCGCTGGTGAGAGTGTAAAAGGTAGTGAACTTCAAGGATCAGTTTTACTACCGATGCCAAAAGTGGTTGAT